ACGCTTCGCGTTTCTGTCTTTGCCTTAACGGCATTCATTAGCTCTTGCGTTTCTTTCTGCAAAGCCGCGACGCGCGTTGCTGGCAAACCTACGCCAGAAAATACAGAATAAACCTTAACCACATCTTCCGGTGAATCAACAGTATAAAGACCTCTAAAAACGCCAAGCGGAGAGCCGCACTGATCGTTTACAAGAGCCATGCCGTAATTGACCGAGCTTGCCGGAACATTATCCCACACTCTCTTTGAAGCAACAAACATGACGCCAACATACTTGGCCTGCTTAAGATCGAATCCGGTTGCCAAAAGATTTCCATCAAGATTTTGAATAATGGCTTCGGCAAGAGCCGTATCTTGACGGTAATTGTGAACATCCATTTGGCCATACACCGTGCATCCAGAAGAGTCTAGCATGATCTTGGTAAATTCCATTGGATCTAGCGCCTTGGAAGGGGAGGGCATGGATGAAAGCGTATTTAGCACATCAAGAGGCTCTACAATGGCCTTGTTAGCAACATCGTAAAAAGACATCTGAGAAACGTTAGAATAAATGGCCTCAATCTTTGCGTTATCTACAACAATTAGATTTGCAATTTGATTGCTTTGGGCCATCTTGGCTAGCTTTGAAAGCGTATCCAAGCTATTTTGCTTTGTCTGAGGATCTTCGTTGCTCATTGGAAGAGCCGCAATAACAATGATTGGCTTTTCAAACTCTGACAATACGCTTACAATCGTCTCGCAGCTACCGGCGCCAGATCCTCCGCCAAGGCTCAAACAAAAAACAAAGACCTGACAGTTATCTGCGACCTTATCTCGAACCAAGGCGCTAATGCTATCTCGATGCTGCTCAGCGGCAGCCTTGCCGATTTCAAGGTCCTTGCTGGCACCGCCCAAACCATACTCCAAAAGCAGCTTATTTGAATCTGGAATGTTTAGGCCCTTCAAGTCTTGGATGGCGGTATTTACGGCAACAGCTGGATACTGAAACTTGAAAAAGGTTTCGGCCAAGCGACCTCCGCCCTGACCGCTTCCAATGACACCAAACTTCAAGCTACAATCTTTCTTAGCCAATTGCTTTGACATACTATTCTCCGGTTGTTTTGACTGACTCTTTGCTCGTAAAGCTGCTAACTTATTTAAATCTAGCTCTTCTGAAGAAGAGGGTGGCGCTTTGGTTGAAGCGGGCTCGACAGAAACAGATGGCAAATCATCTACAATATTTTCTGGTAAAACATCTTCTGTTATTGACTTGGCTGACATTAATTCACCTTACTCTTTAAACCACCACAAATTGTTTTGAAACCAATTTACACATAAATCTAAGCCTTCGGGAAGAGAGTATTCTGGTTTCCAGCCAAGGCTTCTGATTTTTGAAGTGTCTATACTATATCGGAAGTCATGGCTTCCTCTTGGATCTTTGATATTGGTAATAAGATTGTGGCCCTTACCCATTCTATTACAAATTTTCTGTATAATCTCTATGTTTGACATTTCTTGGTTAGCAGAAATGTTATACGTTTCATTTTCTTTTCCATTCTTAAGGATGGATAGAATTGCTCCGCAATTGTCTAAAACATAAGTCCAATCTCTTATTTGGATACCTGCGCCATATACCTCGATGGGTGTATTTGTGATGATGGACTTAATTGTCTTAGGAATGAGTTTATCGCAAGTTTGGCGAGGTCCGTAATTGTTTGAAGATCTGGTTATGTTATACTTTAGACCAAAAGACTCTGAAGCAGCCTTAACAACGAGCTCACCGGCTGCCTTGGATGCTGAATATGGGTTTCTTGGATCTAGTGGACTATTTTCGGTCCAAGATGGCTCTGACTCGCTTTTTAGCTGACCATATACTTCATCTGTAGAAATATAGACCAACCTCTCTACATTCCACTTAACACAAGCATTTACAATAACTTGTGTACCCAAAACATTCGATGTAATAAAGACATTAGGATCTTTTAATGAAGCGTCAACAGATGATTCAGCGGCACCGTGAATTACAATATCTGGTTTTTCGTATTCAAAAAGCGTATTGATAAAGTGAGTGTCAGCTACGTCTCCAAAATAAAACGTATGATGCTTGTTTTGATAAATATTATTCAAAACAGATGTTTTTGTCACTTTATCTACGCTTATAAAATTGTAGGGGTGCTTTTCAAAAACTGCTTTTCGAATAAAATTGCTAAATATAAACCCGCCGGTTCCTGTAATTAATATTTTTTTCATAAACCAACCTTAATTCCGCCCATTAGCATAATATCTTTGTTTGTACCCACTTGGACAGATGGTCCTACATAAAGATTACTCATAAAGGGTATTTGCTTTCCAATATTAAACAAAAATGGTGACAAAGAACCTGTAACTACTCTTTGTTCAAAGTCAACGCCTAGACCAATCTGGAGCAGCGAAAAATCTGGGCTTCTGTTATACATGCCGTACGACATTAATTGTAAACTCAATGTGGGGCCGGTGGCAAACCCAAAAGAAGTTGCGTTAAAACCAACATCGTAACCTAAATAAAGCCTAGGGTTCCAGAACTTAAATGATGGCGATGGATACTCTTGCCTTATAGCACTATCTTTTATGTGTAACTCATACTTCTTATCATTTACTACAATGTAAGTTTTGTTGTATGAATACAACCTTTCATTTTCGTCTTTTCCAATTACAGTTGTAGATACGTAATCTCTGGCATAAATCTCTTTTGTCCACGGCTTTTCTTTTGAAGCACTAAACTCAACAGATCCAAATGGAACTTCGGTGTTATCAAAAGTTTCATTTAAATTTAACTTTTGTGAGGACTGAAGGTACCCATAAACATCTGGGTTGGGGCACGCTAACTCTTTGCCGTTGCAATTTACAGTTAGATTTGGAACGTTGTTATCAATTTTTGTAGACGAGTCGGATGGCAAATCTGACTTTTTTGTTCCCTTACTTGAAGTAACGTAGACATTTATGGCGTCAACTTTACCGCCAACCCTATCAAGGTCTTTTTGAATGCTTTTTACATTAACATCGTAAATCTTCGCAAGATTATCTATGTCTTCTTTTGAAGCATACTGCGAACTAGATCTTAGAATGTTTCCTAACAGCTCTTTAGAAGAAACAAGCTCTTTTTCAATAGACTGCTGCTTTACTGTCATTTCATGATTTTTGTAAATCAAAAAACAAATAGCAAAAACAGTAAAGCAAAATGCAACAAACAGCAAAACCCTATTTAACATGACTAACGCCTAAATACAAAGTGACAAAATATCCTTTGCGACCTTTTCCCATGTATAATTACATAATACATCTTCTGAATTTTTCAAGAGATTTTTTTGAACTTCTTCGTAATTTTTTACACAATGAATTAGTTTTTGAGCAGCTTCATCTAGATCTGGCTCAAAATAAGTCGTTCCAGGCTTTGATTGCCAATAAAGCGCAGCGGGAGGAGCATTAACTTGCTTTCCAGAAATTAGAATAGAATTGTTATCATTTAGGAAGTCCAAATGACCTCCCCATTTTGGGACGATAACGACCTTCTGAGCGGCAAAAGCTTCTAAAGCTGGAAAGTTAAAGCATTCAGCTCGCGTCATAGAAAACAAAATATCGCAAGAATTATAAAGCTCTTCGATGTTATCTATGAAATCCTTGATGACAACAACTTCTGCGTGGTTTTTAAACTTCTTCTTGAAGCTATTAAAAACTTCCGTAAAATGAACTTCAAATGGAGACTCTGGCTTTTTATCTACAACCTTTAAAATAAGACATACATCGTCTTTGTTTGTAAAGGCGCGACCATACGCCTCCAGTGTTCCTTCTAGATTTTTTCTGATGTGCGGCTGAGCCACATTAAGTAGGATCTTTCTTTTTTTATCCGTTTTGACAGGAAACTTGTTTTTATTGGTTAAAAACTTGTCGTAATCAAATCCGTGAGGAATGACTTTTACTTTTTGCTCTGGAATCTTGCTATCTAAGAAAATTTGCTTTGCAAAATGTGATGGGGCCAAAATGCTGTCTACGTGATGATGATTCTTTGCAAACCCAACCGGCAAAGAATTTGGTCCAAAAAACTCATAGCACCAAATACCAAATCTATTTTTAGATCCACAATTGAAGTAGTTCGGAAAATTGCGCATTGCAGTGTAGGAAAGTTGCATGTCGTACGTTCCGGACAATGAGCTACCTTGCACAACACCAGAATCGTTTGCGAATCCAACTAAATTTGACCTTAAGTCATTTGGAAAGTGCTTATCGCCATTTGTAGAAAAAATATCTACGTGATGACCTAATTTTATTAGCTGCCTACAAATATTTTGCGCAACAATGGACCAACTGTGGTTTCTTCCAGCGAAACCATGCCAGCAAACTTTCATAATTTTAAAACCTTAAACTATATAGAACACCACTGCGTTCCATCATATATCAATGTTACGCTGTAATTTGGTGGAGTTATTTCCATTGAAAATCCACCATCTATAAGACCATTGATTGTGATTGTGTAGGAGCCTGACGTCGATCTCTTAGAGTCCTTTATAAAAACCTGCTGACCCTGTACGGGTCCTGGCGGAAGAACAATCGATATGTCTGATGTTATGATTCCAACGCTAATAAAAGTGTCGGAAGGAACCATATTGTAATTTCCCGTTATAACTCTTGTATTTACAACCAGCGGATCTCTAGTTGGATGCGTAACTGGAGTTGCAGATGATGCTCCACTGTATTTTGCGAATAGGCCAGCCATCTTACAAATGGCCACTTCACCGCTTGTTGGGGCGTTCTTTAAACTCAAATGTATCTCATATATCCTATCTGAACTGGATGTTATGATTGTAGATAAGTCTTCTGAATGCAGCAGAACGGCATCTTGCGAATTGGTGTCAAGCGCATCCGTCGAGCCAGGAGTGGATATCGGCATTAAATCAACATAGCTGCGAGCGCCAACATCATACAATTTAAGAACGGCGCGATTACCAGAGGTAGTATCTGAGACCTCCATGATAGCATCTAAAACAAGCTCAGATAGGCCCAAATAGGAAATTGAATCCGGTCTAAATACAAACGCGCCTATAGTTACAGGTGTTGTTGAATTTGCGGAAGCTACGCCGCAAAAAGCGATTAAAGAAAATGGATTTTTCTTATCGTACACTAAACTCGTTCCATTACTGGAAAGTATGGTTCCGGCTGTACCTATATTAGTTATACCCGTTCCTCCATGAGAAATAGGCAGTGTGCCGGTAATCGTTGGACCGCCGAGATCCGTCACAACTGTTGGGGCATTAATCCCCGGTCGAGGAACGCCAGCGGCGGTAAAAATGCTGCCCAAATTAAGCATGTTTTGCGTTTGTACGGAATCTACAAGAAGAGGCATATTATTAAATCCGCCCTTCTTTAAGAATACGCTTATTTGTATTTTTGTACTTTCGGTCTGCATCGTGGCGTGCTGCTTCAAATTGGCAAAATTCAAAGTCAAGATGCCGGTAGCGTAATCCATCGCTACGCCCATACGACCATCTACAATGGTTCCTTTATAGCCATCTTTGTCTTCGCCATCTGTATTTGGAGAAAATGACTGAACAGAAACGGAAAATCTTATTTGATTCTTTGCTAGAGCATCGGCCTTAACAACAGAACCATCGGCAAATCTCATTGCCTTAAATCCTTTGGATGTCAGCCCTGGATTAAAATTGTCCTCGGCAACAAAATTCTCAAAGACCCTAACTGACTGTTCTTTTACGGTATAACCATCTGGCCCCAATGTAACAAATCCGTCTGGTATTTCTATGGTTACTGTTCCGACCTCAAAGTCAACTTTGTAGAAATTTCCATCTGGTCTTTTTATTTCGCCAGTGTCACCAACAATCAGGTTGCTTGGAATGTAGTATTCCACTGAACCAGGATCGAATGAATCTTTGGTCAATGGGTCTATTGCTACGGAGCCAGATTGCAAATCAATTACCGATGGCACATGTCTAGCTTTGCCAAAAGCGCGAAGCAACGACTCGTCCCACCTAAGCTTCTTTTGTATGGATAGGTTTATCGGATTATCTCTAGAAATACTATACGTGCAGCCGGAAGAGTCTATTGGGGCCGTTCCAACCATTTCAATGTAACCATCGGATCTAACGGCGGATATTCTACGAATGATATCCATATTGTACGGATATCCGTTCTTTATTCTTATCGTATCTCCTGGTTGTATTCCGCCAGCAATAACAGAAGTAAAATCAACTGAACCCAACGGCGCTACGAAAACGGTATTTTTATCTTTTTCTGTAACCATGCTGGTTCCAGAGTGTATTTCAGATACAAATTCCCTACCAATAAAAGAAGTTCTGTCGTTTACGCAAATATCCGTAATCGCGTGAAGATTTGTGCCTCTGGCAGAAATGGCAGAATAATAATCATCGTTTCTGTCTATGATGGATGTTGATATTGCTCCGGTATCCGTTGAGTTATAGGCGTCATTGTCTAGCGTAAGAACAATAACATCAAAATTTTTACCAACGTTATTGTAGTATTGTTGGTCAAATGGCGGATTTTCCTGAAAGGCTCTTGATGGCAATTTCTTTGCCACATAAGTTTCAATGTATTTTTTATCCTGAGAAGAAACGATAAAGTCTTCGTCTACGTCAGCTCTAAAGATCTTCATTACCAGATCTTCATTGTAATAGAGCTTTTCTATATTAAGCTGATATTGCGGGAACGGCGTGTCGGTTATTTTGGTTACTGGATTTGATTGGTTTACCCTAAAAACACCGATGTTGCCAGTTTCCGACGAGTTGCGCACAACCAAAAGCTTTCCGTCAACTAAAAGCCTATTGCTTGAATCCCTGTCTCCAAAATGAGAGGCCATAGACGTGCTTCGAATTGAAGCTAAAAATGGCTTGTTGGGGTCTATAATCAAATTTCCACTGGAGGGATTTCCGCTAGAATCAGAAAAGCTAAGAACCCTAACCATTCTATCTGGGTCTTGCGGATCTACGATCTCAAAAGTAACAGAACCGTTTTTAAATGGCTGAGTAAACGTTGGGTAGCTGTTTTTATATGAAAGGTAACCATCTGTCGAGTAAGATATTTCACTTACTGATGGCGGAGAGGATGTTATGTCTATTGTTTGTAATCTTTCAAACTCTTTTAGATCATGGACATCAACAACGCCATCATTGTTAATGTCTCCGTACTTCATTGTTACAATATCTGCCTTAGATATCCTGTAGGATATGGCGGATGCAAGGGTATTTGGCTTTATTTTTGCACCTACAATACCGCCGTTTGCTATTGCATTTCTAAGATCTGCTGAAGAAGAGTCACTCTTGATGATGATCTTGTTTTTTAGGTATGTCCATCTTTTTATCTTGGCATCTATTGTTGATTCCGATATAAACTTCTGGTTTTCATCACTAACCGTACCAATAACCAATGGCTGAGAAGTCTTTCTGAGCCCATTAATCTCTAATGAATTAAGAAGCTTGACTTCTGGCTTAAACTGCTTTCTTGAAAAGACGGGGTTGCCGGTTCTTTGATCTTGAATCTGCTCGCTACTTTCTGTTGTAGCGCTAACAACTGCAGAATATCTTTGATTTCCTATGAACTGAATTAAATCCAAAGAATAATCTTGTGTTTCTCCGGTTGCACCGTCTCTTTTTATTTTATCTATAATAATCCCATGACCTGTTTCATATGCCTGACCATCGGTTACCTTGATGGCGTCCGTATACACTTCAAACCAAAGGTTATCTTCGGGAGAATCGGACCAATTTTCTTCAGAAAATATTGTAGCCTTTGAATTTGGCACTCTATTGCTGCCGTAAGTAATGGAAATATCACACCTATCTGCTCCGGCTCTCTTTACGGTGACAGCGTAATATTTTCCTGGAATTATTGTAGAACCATTAGCTAAAACAGTATTGCTGAATACAAAATCTACTGGCTGAGGAGTTTCGTCAAGAATAAACCCAGACTCTTTCAATGAATCATAATTGTACGTTAGCTGAGCTAATGGCCTGCTAGATGGTTCAAAATCAATCGCATAATCGGGAACAATATCATATACAGATGATGCCGATGATTGTAGCGGATGCACGCTAACAATAAGGTCTCCACCCCACCTCAAATCGGAGCCGCTAAAATAATCTGAGTTGGAAGTTGATAAAAGAAGCCTTATTTTCTGTATGTTGTTTGTTGTTGCAAGAAACTTTTGACCAACTTGAGTTGTCGTATCTCCCATGGCCAAAACTTTGTTGTCTTTGTAGCCGGTAAAGATTCCAAGCGTATCTGTATTAAAAAAGGGAAGAGAATTTATTAGAAGAGACTGTACGCTAGATGGTGGCGTTGTTGTTGTAAAAAAATCTCTGAAAAATAGATTCGGCTCAACATTTTGAGCGACCATAATTGGATCTCTTGAGATTTTTAGCGGGGGAGCTTCTTTAATTCTTATGATTCCTCCTAAATTCATCGATTGGGATGGTGGCCCAACGAAATCATTTAAAAGCACCATAAGAACATTTGTATAGTGTTTTTTGGTGTACTGGCGCTCATTTGTTGAAAAATAAAAAGTATCAAACTGCAAGTTTCCCTGAAAATCCTTGCCAATGATTGCTACCTTCACTTTTCTTTTGCCAGCGGCGCTGGAGCCAGATAGCTCAACCTCAAGTTGATTTCCAAAATTTTGATCTGTTGGCTGGGCTACAACATCTACCTTTCTTCCATCCATAACAACGTCGCCTCTTGAAAGGGGCGACGAGGTCCCGGCAGCTACCCGGATTGCGTTTTGGATGTATTCTTCTGAGTCAAATAATACCAATTGGTCAAGGCGCTCTGGAATTACGCCAGCACCAATATGATTGTTAACAAGGCTCGCGTGCGAGTTGGTATTAAAATCCTGCTCTAATTTTAGGTCTGAATCATCTACTTGTTCAG